TTTAACATTCAAGGGATGGAAGGTATTGACTTGCTTTGGATTGATGAGGCACAGGCCATAACCAAACAGACTTTGGATGTCTTGATCCCTACCATCCGTAAGGACAAAGCTAAAATATTCTTTACGATGAATAGGTTTATAGAAGATGACCCTGTTTATATGGCTTTCGTCGGCCGAAAAGACTGCCTGCATATCCATATTAATTATGATGAGAACCCTTATTGCACCCAAGCTCTAAAGACAGAAGCAGAAGAATGCAGGTTAAAGAGTTTAAGTGATTATGCCCACATATGGCTTGGTGAACCCGTAGTCAAGACAGAAGACAGTTTATTCTCTTTTCAAGAACTAAGAGACACTAAGAAAAATATCTATCTACTTAAAGAAGGCTATGGCTTCAAGATAGCTGGCTTTGATATTGCAAGATATGGAGATGATAAATGCGCCTGCGTGATTTTAAGGCAGAATGGTGCTTTGCATTGGGAACAAGTCTTTGTGGATCAGTGGGAGCATAAAGATTTGAATTATACCACTGGTCGGATACTCTTGACCGCAAACGAGCAGGGAGTCAACAAGGCTGTGATTGATGAGGATGGTATAGGGGCAGGACCTTTAGATACGCTTAATAAAGGCAGGGGATTGCAGAACTTTACAGGCTTTCGTAATCCTGCCATAGCATATTCAGAGAATAAGTCATTTGGTAATACTCGCACAATTAATGCTTATAAACTCAAGGATATGATTACGAAAGGGCATCTTGTAATTACTGATGAGAACTTAATCAAAGAACTTACTACACTCAAATACACCTTTGACCATAACCAGAGAAGGATATTAATTTCCAAAGAGAAGATGAGGGCTGAGGGTATTAAGAGTCCAAACCTTGCTGATGCTCTTATTATGGCAGTTTCTTTGATAGGTGAGATAGATTATAAACAATTAATTCAATTCCAAGCACAACCCCAGTATTCAAAAGAGGGTAATCTTTTACAATTAGCAGGAATAAAATAGGAGGATAAGATGGGGTTCTTTTCATCAATCTTAGTTGGGGCATTGGCTTCTTGGGCTACAATAGCATCGGCATCGGGCGCTTTTACACCAAAAAAAGAGGAAATCTCTCCTTTGCCTGAAATCCCTAAGTCCGCAACCGATTCTGCTGAAGAAACTATCAAAAAAGCCGAAGCACAGGCACAGGCAACTACAAGACAACGGCAGGCAGCGACAAGGCGTTCAAAGTCTATATTTTCTTCTCCGTTAGGACTGGCAGGGGAAGCCGCCACAGCTAAAAAGACACTTTTAGGTCAATGAGGATAGAACGAGGCAGTAAAGAACGCTATAATGACGCTTTGGATTTAGTCCGTTCTTTCCACAGAGAGGCATTAAGCGATTACGCAGTCAAGATAGATGAGAAAAATCTGCTTGAGTTCTTTGATAAATGCGTCAACCAATCTTTCTTGTTAATAGATGAGAAGACTAACAAATGCGAAGGATTGATAGCAGGACAGGAAGTAAAAAACCCGGTAAGCGGTGAGAAGTTCTTTCAGGAGTCAATCTGGTATGTCAATGAACCATTCAGGAGTTACGGGGTGGGGTTATTCCACAAGGCGCAGGAATTACTCAGGGAAGAAGGCTATAAGGCAATCATAATGGTTTGTCTGGCAAACTCCAAGACCGAGAAGTTAATTAAACTATACGAGCGTATGGGCTTTGTTCCAATGGAATACCATTTTATCAGGAGGTTATAATGCATACAACTTTAATCTCATCCAAACCATACAAGCAATGGTGCAAAGCAAGAGGGCTTGACTTTGCAAGTTATATCAGTCAGTTTCCTTTATTAAGATTTAAGTTAGCCATACCCAAACAAATAGTTAAGAAGTTGACACTACGGGAGAAGGTTAAAGCCTTCTTTAGATACTGATGCCTACTGTAAAAGAATTAGCCGACCCAAAGAAGAAAGCAAATCTCAACAAGACCACCGCGCAGGAGAAGATTGACCGCTATAAAGAGTTGATTGGCGCAAGAAGCAACTTTGAAGGATATTGGCAGACCTTGCACGATTACTTCTACCTTGAGGCGCAGAATATAAACAAAGGTTACGCTCAAGGGGCAGAGTTAGACGCTACTTATCTATGGGATGCCACTACCTTAGAGACTGCTGATGTCTTAGCGTCAGGTTTTATGAACTACCTCACTCCGCCTACTTCAAAGTGGTTCAGGTTAAAATCAAAAAACCCCAAGATAGCCGAGAACAAAAATGTAGCTGACTTCTTGGAGGATGTGGCAAGCGAAGTCTATTATACTTTAAACAAATGCAACTTCTATGACCAGTGCTTCCCAGCCTTTAAGTCTTCAGGTGTTTATGGGACTTCCTTACTGCTTGAGGAAGAGGATATGGATGATGAAGCACGCTTCTTTAATATGCCCTTAAAACAAGTCGTTATCGTTGAGGATGCAAGAGGAAGGGTGATAGAATACTACATTGAGTTTGAATACACCGCCTTACAAGCCGCAACCAGATGGGGAAAAGACGCTTTAAGAGGTGAGTTACAGCAGGAATTAGAGGCAAGGAAAGAACAAAAGCACAAATTCTTATTATTTATCGGCAAGCGCTTTATGAGAGATATAAGAAGCGAAACTAAGGACAATCTTCCTATTCAGGCGTTATGGATAGATGTTGACGGCAAGGAAACAGTTGAGGAAGGCGGATATAACGAGTTCCCGGCTATGTGCCACAGGTTTGACAAGCGTCCGTTTATCTCTTGGGGCTTTTCACCGGCTATGAAGGCTTTACCATTTGCAAGACTTTTAAATGCAGTAGCCAAGACCAACCTAAGGGCGATGATGAAAAGAACTGACCCGCCCATAGCCATACCGGATAATGCTTTTATTATGCCCTTTAACGCTAACCCCAGAGCAATCAATTACTATAAAAAGACGATTATGGATGGCTCCAAGGACATCTTTGCCTTTGCCAATTACGGAGACCCTGCCTTCGGCACGCAGTCAGTTGAGTATTACGCCCAGAAGGTCAAGACGCTTATGTTTAATGATGTGTTCTTAGCTTTTGAGGGGATCACTAAACAAATGCAGAACCCGGAAGTATTTGAGAGGATAAACGAAAAAATGACCTTGTTAGGCCCGGCAGTAGGCCGTTGGACTGCTGAAGTTTCAAATCCCATTATTATCAGGACAATCGGCATATTATACCGCAGGGGAAGATTACCAAGAGTGCCTGATGAGATGATTGACGAACCCGCCTATGAGATAGATTATGTCTCTATGTTAGCTCAAGCGCAGAGAAGGAGCGAACTTAACTCCTTAGTTACCGCCCTTACAATGACCGGTCAGATGGCTAACTTTGCACCTGAAATACTTGACGGAGTTGACCCAGATAAAACAAGGGATGAGGTATGGGGGATAACAGGCGCACCTGTGAAAGTATTAAGAAGCGATGATGAGATACAGAAGATAAGAGAAGTCAGGGGACAAAAACAGGCAAGGGCAGAGGAATTAATGATGATGCAGGAAGGTGCAAAGACAGTCCAAAGCGCTGCCGCTGCCGATAAGTTGTTAGCGGAGGCTTCTGCCACAGGGAAGAAAACACTTGAATAAACTTACTGATTTAAGATATGTCAAAGATTTACAATCAAACCTGCATATAGTCTTTGATAATCCGCAAGGCAAGGAAGTAATGATGTTCTTGGAAACTTCTTGCGGTTGGTATGAAAGTATCTTTGACCCGGTGAATAGAGATATAATTCTACTGAACGCTGGAAAGCGTGAGGTATTAGCAACTATAAAAACATTATTAAAATTAACGCCAGAGCAAATAGTTGCGATGGCAAAACAGAAGGAGGAATAAAAATGGCGGATAATCTTGACCCGACTCTGGATAATCAAGACCCAGAAGTAACACCAACACCAGCACCTGTGCCAGCGCCAGTAGCACCTGTATTTAGTTGGAAATCCAATTTACCACCTGACTATATTAACAGCCCAACTATGCAGAAATTCAGCGATGATAAGGATGGTTTGGTAAAAGCAACAGAGAGCCACCTCAACCTTGAGAAGTTATTAGGCCATACAAAAGTCCCTTTACCCAAAGATGACAACGATGCGGCAGGTATAGCGATATTCAACAAAGCATTAGGCGTTCCTACTACGGCTGATGGTTACCAGTTAAAAGACGCAACAATCCCCGATGGAATAAAGAACATCACCTTTGACAAGAAGGCATTTGCCGAGACAATGCTGAAAAGAGGAGTGCCACCCAGATATGCCGGCAAGTTATGGGATGATTATGTGGAGATGTCCTTGACTTCTTATAATAAATATGTTACCGAAAATGAAAATCACCTTGCGGAAATGACTAACGGCCTGCGTTCAGAGTGGGGAGATGCATACGATACCAATGTAGAATTAGGCCAGATGGTCATAAACAAGTTCTCCGACAATGATGAGATGAATGATTTTATCACCGCTTCAATGCTTAAAGACCCCAGAGGCGTGAAGTTCTTAGCAAGGATAGGCGGACAATTTGCCGAGAATAAGATAGGCGACTTTAAATACCAGAGATTTGCGCTTTCTCCTGACCAAGCAAAAGAGGAATTAGATAAGATACGCAACGACCCTAACCATCCGTATTTGAATATGAAAGCAACCCCTGAGGAACATACAAGGGCTGTTGAATATGTAAATCAGTTAGAGGCTATTGTCTATAAGGCAAAACAGCCTCAAAAATAGAGCAAAGACAAGGCGACAGAAGCCCCAGAGCTTTATTATTCGTAGGGCGGACAAGCATTAAGCCCCGCAAATAATATTGCGAAAGAGCGACCCTCTTCTTAGAGGACAATCAATCTGAACGCAAAGGTTGAGAGTTTTCTAATAAGAGGGTTTTTTTACAAAAGGAGTCAACAATGGCAGACACCCAATCAGAGATATATGCGCAAGCATACGGCCGGAATATTATGCAGCTTGCCCAGCAGAAATATGCCAAACTCATAAATTACGTGTTTATGAGGCCGAATGTAACGGGCAAGACA